TCTCTTTTGTGTACCCATCGGATGGCGGAGCCAATACATAACCACCCTCACCGCGTGTCTCGATTAAGACAATCTCTTTTGCGTGTGGCGTTTCTTTAAGCTCCTCTTTTGTTGCATGGCGCATCGCAAGCTTTTGGTTGCCTTCAATCTCTTCGCAACGATAGTACAAATGGTACCCGCCGGACTTGGTGCGCACAACATATAAAAGCTCCATAAGATCGCCAAGCTCGGACTTAAGGCGATCCCAAAGTGTACCAGATACATCGTACTTCAAATCAACATCAACAATCTCAAGGCCACCCGACACGGCTCCGCCTATAATTGCAATGTTCTTTGATCGTGGGTTGGAGAATTGGGCCTTCATTGTTGCATCATCCATTATCTTGGATTGGTACTCGGTCCATGGGAAAATGGCTCGTTTGTTATCACCAATGGGGATAACGGACAAACCTTGTTTAGTGTAATAGTTGGCTGATTTTATCATCTTGGTATTTGGTTGAATCTTTTATCAAATCTTATTAAGGCATCATCGGCAAGCTCAACAACCGGATTATTGATATTATCAATTAATGATTGCATATAAACATCGCACCATAATTTCATACGATAATTATTAATATTACGCAAGCTCCCTTTGTCGGTTAATTTTAAATCTCGCATAATTTCAGCATGTGATTTGGCAAACTCCTCCTCGATTTTTGCTTGCATACTATTATACATTTGCTTTCTTTTTTCTTCATACCATGTAGAATCTTCCATAATTAAATATTTTTTATCTCATCCATTTTATAAATAGTATAAACCTCAAAACCCTCCTCGCGGAGTTGCTCATGTCTATACTTTTGAAGCTCGGAAAGTCTGCCTTTCTCGGCCTTGCATTCTATAAAAAAAGTCTTGCCACCTTTTAAAAGCATAAGATCGGGCATGCCATTTTTATTGCATTGTATGATCTTTACAACATACCATCCTAGTAATTCAAAATGGCGTAGGACTTTACTTTGCAGAATACTCTCTCTCAATTGCTTTGATTTTTGTTTTAACTTCGGTTACAAATTTACCTTTTATCATAATTGACAAGGCTTGTTTCTTTTCTTTTGCGGGTAATGGCTTACGCCCTCTTGTTTCTTTTTTCATAATGTTCTTGAAGGTTAATAAATATGCAAGCTAATATAAGCGTTGCAATGGTGAGTAATATTTTCATGTCTTTTGGTTTATGCCCAAAAGTAAATTAAAAAAAATTAATAAAAAAATTTTTTTATATGAATTATTTGTTTTAGGTTTGCATTATCGTATTAAACAAGCGATATCAATATTATGGCTTTATCACAATTAGGAGGTACAAACTTAACATACCTCTCCGTTTCCGATGGAAACTTAACACGCCAACACAAACAAGCAAACGACCGCACAACCGAGCGTGTAACAAAAACCGGCAAGCTTGTATTTGAGGAAAGGTTTAAAGACTTGACCGGTATCATCACGAATGTTAACACACGCGAGAATGATTACGGTAAGCAATGGCAACTGACATTTGCGGATGGTGGCGATACATATATTGTATCAATGCCTTACTCAAGCCGATACGCCTCAAGCTTTTTAAAAGCATTACCAAACATCAATATTGCTCAACCTTTGCGCTTTATGCCATGGGCGATGAAGGACAAAAACGATGTAAGCAAAACGGTAACCGGCATTACTATGTATCAAAACGATACAAAGATCGCGCCGGCTTATACAAGAGAGGAACCAAACGGATTGCCACAAATGGAAAAGATTAAAGTAAAAGGCAAAGAGCAATGGGATGATTCCGCGATGATGGAGTTCCTTGAGCAAATGGCATTAAAAGTATTTGCCGAGCATAATGACAATGATATCTTATTGGATGTTGAAGATACCGATGATATACCTTTTTAGTTGGTTTTGGTTAGCGGTTTGTGGCTTCCGTACAAAAAGCCACAATTTTTAAACTTAATAAAATTAAATATATGCCTGTAATTAAAATCACAAAAGAAACGGATTTGATGTTTAATGAGGATCGATACTTCATTCGTGTTGATGGTAAATTCATTAAAGGCTTTGCAACACAAACCGCCGCCGAAGAGATGGCCGATAAATTAGCCGCAAATGGTGGCAAAGAAAAAACCGATGAAATCACAATAAAAGAAATAATATGCTAGTAAAAACCAAAACCAATCAACTTACTTTTGTCGATGGTAGATTCTACCACGATGAAGATGGAAATTACTTTCCAAGCGCTACAACTTTACTTGAGGCATATCCAAAGCCTTATCAATTAATCCAATGGATGAAGGAGATGGGATCAAAGGCCGATGAGATAAGAGATAACGCGGGCCGCCGTGGATCAACCGTGCATCAACTTACCGAGGATTATGATAACGGTATGGATTGCACATTGCTTGATGCTAATGGCAAGCCAAAATACTCACTCGAGGAGTGGAATATGTTTGAGCGTTATGTTGAGTTTAGCGAGAACCATAAGCCCGAGCATATCATGATCGAGCAAACCATTGTATCAAACAAATTAAAGTTTGCGGGTACATTGGATCGTGTTTGCATTATAGATGGCAAAAGATACCTTTTAGACATCAAGACATCGAATGGCATATACAATAGCTATTGGCTACAACTAGCCGCATACACTCAATTATATTATACAATTGATAAGGACATGCCAACCATTGATGGAGTGGCCATATTGTGGCTTAATGCAAAAACTAGGACACACGGCAAGAATGGGGTGATCCAAGGACCGGGATGGCAAATGGTAACCAAAGATGATACGGCTCCGGATTGGGAATTGTTTAAAGCGGTGCAACAATTATGGAACGCCGAGCATGAGAATGATAAGCCGCGAGAATTTAGTTATCAACTATCTCACAAAAAATAGTTAGTTTTACACTTAAACCCACTTTATGACTTTAAGAACCAAACGCAAAAGATTGTATTATGATATTGAAACAAGCGCAAATATCGGTTTCTTTTGGTCGAGTGGGTTTAAGTTAAACATCGGACCGCAAAACATTATTAAGGAGAGAGCGATCATTTGCATTTGCTATAAGTTTGAGGATGAGAAAGAAACGCACTCACTTAATTGGGATGCAAAGCAATGTGATAAAAAGATGTTGAAAGAGTTTATTAAAATTGCAAAAGATGCGGATGAGTTGGTTGGACATAATGGAGATAAATTTGATCTTGCATGGATAAGGACAAGATGTTTGTTTCACAATATCGACATGTTTCCAAGTTACCAAACGATTGACACATTAAAAGTTGCGCGTTCAAAGTTTAGATTCAACTCAAATAAATTAAATTACATTGCTCAATTTTTAGGCATAGGCTCAAAGATAAAAACCGAGTTTGATTTGTGGAAGGATATCGCATTAAAAAATTGTCCGGTTGCAATGGCTAAGATGATAAAATATTGCAAGATGGATGTTGTATTGCTTGAGAAAGTACACAAAAAACTTTCGATTCATATCCCTCATAAAACTCATTACGGCGTAATCTTTGGCGGTGATCGTGGATCATGCCCTGAATGTGGTGCGGATGGCGATCAACTTATTAAGCAAAGAGATATCATCACGGCAACGGGTGTTAAAAAAATAAAATATAAATGCAAAGTTTGTGGCAAATATCATAGAAAAACCGACAAGTAGTCAAATCGGAGGTGATCATTATAAGAACAAAGCCATTCAACCAATTGATTATATAATAGCAAATAAAATGGATTTTTGCTCCGGAAATGTTATAAAATATATTACAAGATTTAAAGAGAAAAACGGGGTTGAAGATTTAAAAAAAGCAAAACACTATATTGATTTTTTAATTAACCAATATGAGAACGAAAAAAGTATTTAGTTTCGGCAAAGTTATTGATGCGCGACTTTATGAGCTTGTGCAAATAATGGATAAAAATATTTTTTTTGGTTGTGCGAATGAATTTAAAATCAATCGCGAGTGGTGGGTTATTCTTAATGATTCAAATAAAGTCATTGCATATTGCGGCTCAATATACACCGAGGGTATTTGCATTTACATACGCGCATGGGTGCGCAAAGACAATAGAGGCAAGGGTTTACAAAAAAAGCTAATTAATATAAGATACAAAGCGGCGCTTAAAAACTCGCATACGGTAATCACATACACAACAATTGATAACTATCCAAGCGCAAACAATTTAATATCTCAAGGCTTTAAGCTTTACTTTCCGGAGTATGCATACGGCGGCAAAGAGATGTTATATTGGATTAAAAACATTAAATAATGCAACTACGCGATTATCAAATCGATATAGCCAACCGAGGACTTGAGATCATTAATGAGTTTGGTATGGTATATCTTGCGATGCAAGTAAGGACCGGCAAGACATTAACAAGCTTATATTTGGCAAGCAAAATGAATGTGCAAAATGTTTTATTTGTTACAAAGAAAAAAGCAATGTCAAGCATTGAGGATGATTTCAAAATGTCCAATTATTTATACAATTTAAACGTAATTAATTACGAAAGCTTGCATAAGAATAGCAATGATTACGATGTTGTTATATTAGATGAGGCGCATTGCATGGGCCAATATCCAATACCTAGTGAACGCACCAAGCTATTAAAAGAACTTTGCAAGGGTAAGCCGGTTATTTATTTAAGCGGTACGCCATCACCGGAGAGCTTTGCTCAAATGTTTCACCAATTTTGGGTATCGGACCGATCACCTTTCAAAGAGTTTAAAAACTTCTATGCATGGCATAAGGAGTACGGCATCCCAAAGAAAAAATTTGTATTTAATCGTGAGTTGAATGATTACTCACATGTTAAGCAAGAGCGCATCCAAAGCGAAATGCAGCACTTAATGTTGACATACACACAACAAGAGGCGGGGTTTGAATCATTGGTTCAAGAGGTTATCTTATATGTACCCATGAGCGATAAAAAGAAATGGGCCATTGATCGCATAATAAAAGACAAACTATTCAAGACAAAGGATGGCGATGTTGTGCTTGCCGATACGGCGGTCAAAGAGATGCAAAAGGTCCATCAAATATGTGGAGGCACGGTGAAGAGTGAGGATGGCAAAGCAATTATCTTTGATGATACAAAAGCCAAGTTTATAAAAGAAAGATTTAAAGGCCAAAAGATAGCTATTTTTTATAAGTACATCGCCGAGGGGTTGCTTTTAAGGGCAACATTTAATAATATCCATGAAGATCCGCAAGCTTTTAATGAGGCCGGTGGTGATGCGGTATTCATATCTCAAGTACAAAGCGGGCGCGAAGGTATCAATCTAAGCACGGCCGATGCCTTGGTGATGTACAACATTGACTTTTCGGCGGTGAGTTATTGGCAATCAAGGGCAAGGATGCAGACAAAGGATCGCACTCAAGCATCCAAAGTTTATTGGGTATTCACTACCGGAGGCATTGAGGATCGTATATTCAACATGGTCCAAAACAAAAAAGATTTCACATTAAGCCACTTTCGTAAGGTTTATAAGTAGTTGATTTTTAATAAGTTAAGATTTATTTAAAAAAAATTAATAAAAATATTTTTTTATTAAATAATAAAGTATATCTTTGATTTATCAAAAACAAACCAACTATGTCAAAACAACAAAATCACAACTTTCAAGCGGTCGTTATATTAATCACCGCATTTTTAATCACGGCTTACTTACAAAATATTTAATCATATTAAGCCGCCTTTAACATTAATTAAACCAAGGGGTTGGTTGTAATCAATGGGCGGCTTATTTTTAAACTTAACACAATGGCAAATCACAACGAATGGATGGAACTCACAATCTTAGAAAAGATTGATCTAGTTGGTAAGCTAACTCACCTATTGCAAAACGATATTAAAAGCTTTGAGGCTTTTAAAAAATGGATTGATTTATCCGAGGTATTAGGATTATTTAATGAAGTAAAATTTAACGATCATGAACTATATGACAATTCCGGGAGTGAAGAGAATGAAGAGCGATTTTAAGACAATGCCAAAACAACAAGTATTATCGCATGTTGATGCAATACTAGGCACCGTATGTGATCATTTTAATATCACTATAAAAGAGATAAAAAGCGAAAGCCGAAAAAATAGGATTGTGATCCCTCGCATGCTTTCAATGTATTTATTAAGAGAGAAAACCTTGCTCACGCTTGCCGAGGTTGGAGAGGTATTTGGTAGGCATCACACAACGGCAATTGCGGCCATTACATCAAGCCGTAATATGATCGAAACGGATGATGTGATAAAAGAGGAATACCAAAAATTGCTTATGAGACTTTAATGTATCGAGTTGATCCATCAACATTCACGGCTCGCAAGAT